CAACTGCCACGCTACACCAAGATCAGTTGACTCAACTTTGACTGCCAACTGACGCCCACGCACACGGATATTCAACTGCTGCGTATACTGCTCGACGGGCACCGATACGCTGCGTGTCACAGCACCGCTGTCATTACCGCCTACCGAGGCTGGAGAGTTGTATCCAGACCCTGAGTTGTTCAACGGCAACACTGTCATAGTGGCGCTCGGGTCCGTCGCTGTCGAACCGCTAAACGTCATATCAGGCAGCATGCGCCAGATAAAAGCGAAGCGGTCGCCGTCGTCGATATCCAGTTGTGCCGAAGCGATGTAGGCATGAATAGGAATCGGCGAAGCGGTTTCCTGATCGTCGCACCCGACCTCGTGGTTGACCAGATTGCCACCCGGTGTCGCTGCCAGCGGGTGATCACGCAACCCAGAATCAAGCCACGCAGTACGCGCCATCGTGCCGTAGTACCAAATGTTTTCTACGTAGTTGTAGACAACGTAGCGGTCAATCGTGGTCTGCCCGTTCGAGCAGTAGAACCACCATATTTCGTGGAACTCTTCGACAGTTCCGGCAAATACCTGATCGTATTGCAAGGTGTTGAGTCCATCGAACACTAGCCGCTTCAGATCGCACACGAGAGGCTGTGTGCGCCCGTCGTACATGTAGAACTTATCTTTGCCCATCCAGTAAGCGGTACCGTTGGCGAAGGCTACGGCGTTCGGTGAAGCGATGGAGATGTTATCTCCGACCAACTGCGCACCCCACACTGCGGGTGGTCCGACATACTGCAACGAGTATAGCGACGAGTTGGTCCAAACCAGCACCTCCTGACGGGATTGTTTCGCAGATATGATCTGCGTACCCCGCGACAACCGGAGGGAGCCAGCTTGGTTCGTTGTCGATGGATTCCAATCCACCGCATTTTCTTGGTCTGACCAGCGTACCAGCATGGGGTCGATCGTAGCAGTGCCGATGTCATTCGTACCGAACGCAAAGACAAACCGGCTGACATCTGAGACAAGTAGGTAGTTCTGTATAGTGGGGACTTGCGACGCGCCGCCAAGACTTGAAAGTAGCACGCCACGGGTCGTGACGGTCCCTGAAGCGTCCCAGTAGTAGATCGCTCCCCCACGAGGACCGAATATCAAGTCTTCGCCGAAGTTCTGCTGGCTCCATAACCGCAACGGACCCGTCGAAACAAGCCCGACACCCCATGTACCATTACCCCATGCGCCACCACCCCAGCCAGTCAGCGGGATAGCGAATGCGGAACCAACATTTATCTGATACGCAGCGTATGCCGCAGCGCCCCCGTTGCCAGAATCGGAAGCGTTAGGCAGTACGCCCGTTGGCGCTGTGATAATGTAGTTGTCGGCGTCGACAATGGAAAAAATTTCGTACTCTTGGTTCAGCACCGTAGCGGTGACATTACCGCCTAACGATACGGCACCTGCGAAGGTTACGTAGTCCCCAACCGTGGCACCATGCCCCGTATCCGTAACGGTTATGGACGGATTGCCTGCTGTGGCTGCGAACGTAACAGACCCTGCGGCAGTGGTCTTACGCAGTGGAGTAATGTCGTTATAGATGCCGCCCTGCTCAAGATAGAACTTGACGTTGGTACCGACACCAAGCAGGCGTATGCTGCCGAGCGTGATCCAATCCCACAACGACCGGCACACGCCAAGGAAGTACGAACTCGATATGCGTTCCCACCCACCGATCTTTTCAGGGAATCCTTGGCGGAACCGCACTTTGTCGCACTCGTACCACGCACCTTCGGAAGCGTAGCTTGTGCGCTCCCGGTTAACACCCGGCGTGAATACAAGTTTTTTCAGTGGCATGGTTTACCGTCCCAACACAGGGGGGAGGGGCTTGACGACCACTACGACATCTTGCTGGCTCATGTGAAGGGTTCCTCTGATTTGTCGTACCAGATTGCTCGAAGTCCGCCAAAGAACAGTATAACAAGTACAGTCGCAGCGACTATAGGAAATGCGATGACGAAGCCTGCTGTTACCAACCCGCGCTGCACCAGCATCAGAATTTACTCACAAGAACGAGCGCGACCATACCGATCAGTCCGGTGATTCCCGCGATGATCCAGTTGCGGACAAGTTTCGTCACAGGCGCTTCTTTCTCAACGTGCCGGATGCGAACCTCATGATCTTCGATCTGAGTAAATGCTCTATTCAGCGCATCACGAGTTTCCTGATGTCGCTCTTCGAGGCTTGTCAGTTTCTGGAGGCTCTTGTCGATGCTGCTCACGGCGCTCTTGATCTCGGTCACACTTGCTTCGAGAGTGCCGAGGCGATACTCGATCACGTCATGCGTTTCTGCCATTGTCGGACTTCCTTGGCGGGTAAAAGAATAGGATAACCGACAAGACGGCGAGTACCGCCTGCGTAATTAACGCTTCTGGGCTTTCGGGTGTCATGACTTCCGGCGCTGCCACGGCAGCGGTTGCGCTAGCTGCCGCTGCAATCGTCGTGGGGTGTTTCAAGTTCTCTTTACTTGTACGATCCGCCACAAGTTTAATCACCGAGGTTATCAGCGTCGGAATGAGTGGGTTCATGACTTGCTCCCATATAGCCATACAACATCAGCCGCAAGGTGCGGAGAGTTGTCGAGGTGAATAAAGGTCTTGGCAATCCCGATCCGTGGCACCTTGAGGCGAAAGGCTGCGGACAGAATACGGTGCCGCGTATTGCTGTCTATCGCCCTCACGTCCACTGCGTGCCCGGTGATGTGCGCTGATCTGTCACCACCGCCAACGGTGTTGTTGTGCGCCACACAGCGTATGCTGCTGCTAATGACAAACGGTACGGCAGCAAGCGCCCGACACGCATCAAGCAACTCCAGAGTGCTGGGCTGCATGGACTCGATACCGAGTCCACACCCGCAACCGCACTTGAACTCACTCGGGCTGAAGTGCTGCATGGTCTGGTGCCTTGTTGACCTGCGCCACCGCCTGCTCCCTGATGTTACCGATCAGGTTCACCACCTGCGCGTATGGCAGTTGGCTCAGTGCGTTGAGCACTGCGTTCACTTCGTCGATAGTCAGTTCAAGCTTTACCACGGTACACCTGCCTCTACTGTCGGATTCAGTTTGGCGTCAAGGCGAGCTTGCACGTCTACCTCGATCGCGTCTTTGTCGATCTGAGTATAGACCCATCCCAACACTTCGTCTTGTGTCAGTTGGTCAAACGGCACAAAATCAGGGGCGCTTGGGTCTGGGCTAAAACCGCATGAGCCGTAGTGATTGATGCTCACGCCTTGGTCGGCTGCGACGCAGCCCCAATGGGCTGTGATAACGCCGCCGTCAGACGTGTGGCGTTCGAGTTGATTGATTGACCATGTGACCATTGGTTGTGCTCCTTAGTTGAGATCGACCCACGAGGTGCCGTCGTAAAGTTTGAGTTTGTTTGTGCTTGAATTGTAGTACACGTCCCCGGTTTCTGCGCCTGCTGGATCGGCTGCGAGGGGGACGAAGCGGAGTTGTCCGGTTGATTTGATGCGCATGCGTTCTGCGTATGCGGAACCATCGTATCCTTGGACAACGAATGCAGCGGCACCTCCAGACTCTTGTACGCCACCAATAAACAATTCAAATGAGCCACCCTGCGATAAATTAATGCCAGTTTGAGCGCCTGATGCACTACCTCCAACAAGTTGCAATCTTGCTGAGGAACCGTTATAGCCGGATGAGTTATAAGCAGGGGTCGCAGTTGACGAAAAAAATGCCGTCGCAGCAGTAGCCGCGCTTACAACTTGAAGTCTATAAGATGGCGCATTCGTCCCAATCCCGAGGTTGCCGGAGGCAAGTAAATTTAGTATCGCAGTGCCGGAGCCATCCTCAATATACAGCGCGTATTTGCCAGCATTAATGCCGCCAGCCTTTATGTATACGCCGTTGCCATCTAGGGTGTCTGTATTGGCGAAAGAAGCTACATTCGAGTTAGTATCAGATGTCTTGACATACAACTTGCTTTCCGGCGTACTCGTCCCGATCCCGACGTTGCCGCCGGAGTCGATGCGCATGGCTTCTGCGAACGAAATAGGATCACCTGCGGTGCCGGAGCCTGCGGTGTACCATACGTGGTTGCCTGCAAATTGCTCATAATTTGTCGCGGGTGCCGTTGTTCGATAGACCCAGTTCTGTGATCCTGAACCGTAGGCGGTTTGCCTTGCATTGACGGAAAACGCTCCGGAGTCCGTTCCTGATGTGGTAGAAAGCGCCCAAGCACTCCCCTGCATGGACACGCCGTTACCCCAAGCACTCGGCGTCACCCCCAAGCCGACGTTGCCGCTGGAGTCGATGCGCATGCGTTCGTTGCCGTTTGTTTCAAACGTGAGAACTGTTGAAGCGCCTTTTGCGGCTACGTTAAAAGCACCGCTGTACGCCTGCAATCGTGCAGTTTCAGTGCCGTTTACAAGAATGTTGTAAATGCCGCCGTTTGATGCGTTGTTGACGGATACAGTTGTATACCCAGCAAAAGAAGAAGGCGAACTCGTCCCGATCCCGACGTTGCCGCTGGAGTCGATGACCATTTTACTGTTGCTGTTGGTCCAAAATTGCAAAGAATTGTCTGATGCTTTTGCATACAATCCATTGCCAGTCTGAGTTGCCCCTGTAAAGAGCGTAAATCCAGCGGAATCTAATGCAAAGTAAGCACTATTTGATCCATTCGTAAATCTGGCAACATCCCCAGACCCATTTACATGCAACTTGTTTCCCGGCGAACTCGTCCCAATTCCGAGTCCTGTGC